AACTTTATGCCTTTATCTGACACGCTAGATTCACTTTCTGCACAGAAAAAACCATTCCTTTTCTACAAATTAAGTTCCACGCTTAATAGAAAAAAGAAGGGTAGTAATGTGTATTACGTGGCTAGCTTTACTGTGGATAAAGATGCAGTTGAGTTTACTTCCGATGACCAAGGATTGCTACAGTACTTTTCGCAGTTAGTGGATAAGGAAAACAAGTGGGTAATGTCCGAGCATGATAAAGCATTACAGAACAAAGGAGTTATTGTTGATTCCGATGTCTCTGACGCTATAATGGTAGATGATGTTGCAGACATTGACAGTGCATTAGATGACGATTTACAGATTGTTAACTGATGAATGTTCATCAAGCCACATTGCTTTCGTTCTTATCTAAAGCAGCAAATGGGGGGGCAGAAATGCCTCCTCACTTAATCGAAGAATTTGGTGACTTAGCTAAGAAAGCCATACAGAAACACTTTTCAAAAAAAGATGATGAAGAGTTTAGATTAAGAATGAGCAATATAGGACGCCCATTGTGCCAACTGCAAATGCAGGCCAGTGGTGCTGAAGAAGAACCCCAAGATTATAGCTTTAAAATGCGTATGATTATAGGGGATATGTTAGAAGCAGTTTTAATTACTTTAATAAAAGCCTCAGGAATAGAGGTAAAGAATATACATAAAAAAGTCGAGCTACAGAATGAAGATATTAATATAAAAGGCGAATTCGATATTGAATTATCAGATGGTATCTACGATATAAAAACTGTATCACCATACGCATTCGATAATAAATTTAATACTGACAACGCTTTTGAAAGCATTAAAAGCAGTGACACCTTTGGGTACGTATCGCAGGGCTATGGATATAGCGAGGCGGCAAAAGTACCATTTAAAGGTTGGATAGCTATAAATAAATCAACAGGCCAGATAGCTTTTGCAGAAGCATCTGACAATAAAAAAGAAAGAAAAGAGGTTCTAGATGCACTCAAAAAAACTCATAGCACCATTACTACTGGAAAACCTTTTAAGAGATGCTTCACCGACACTCAAGAAACTTATTATTCAAAGCCTACAGGAAACAGAGTCCTTGGATTTGAATGCTCTTATTGCTCCTATAAAAAGTCGTGTTGGGGAGATTTACAATTTAAACGACAACTCCCAAGCAAAGGAAAAAACCCAAGATGGGTTTGGTATACACACATATCTGATGAGTGGCGTGACACTGCAGATTAGATACGGAGATACAGATGTCAAAACTTTTAAACTCAAGCAGTACGAAGCAGAAGAATTTATCCGCCAAGTCAACAAAGGCACGCCGTTTCCCTGCATCAAAAGTGAAGCAAACGCTACGTACATCCCCAGCAATGCAATCAAAGAAATTCGTATTGAAGAAGAAGATGTCCCCCAGGACATCAAAAGCGAAGGGTAGAAGATTGCAGAATTGGGTAGCTGATAAGTTGTTAGCTGTGTTCAAAGCTTTGACTCCTTTAGATGTACGGTCTACACCTATGGGCGTAAATGGCGTAGATGTACAGTTATCAACGGCGGCTTTCAAAAAGTTTCCTTACGATATTGAGTGTAAGAACACTGAAAGAACTAAAACAATATATAATTATTATGAACAAGCTATATCACATAATAATAAAGGTGAACCTTTGCTTATAATAAAAATGAATAGGCAGAAACCCTTGGCAATAATAGATGCTGAACACTTTATAGAAATGGTCTCATGCAAAAACGCAAAACAATAACTTTAGCTGAAAACGATTCAGTGTTAATAATAAGAAACTTAGGTGATGAAGATGCCTACGATATTGAAATTGTTCACAATTTTTCTAACGTAAGCGAAGATAACAATGATGAGGTTACTTTTTATACTTTGTTATTGCGTGGTATAGCTGACTATGCTATGAATAATCCTGAGTCACTTATAGAGCAGGGGCAATTAAGTTTCGCAAATGATATTAATTTACTACAAACCATACACTAGGAGGTACTATGAATATGCAAGAGCAATTAAGTTTTAAAGGAATGTATACAGAGGATGCATTTATTCCATCTTTTGAAGATATAGATTCAGAAGTTAATGAGCCACCTCATTATAATCAAGGTAATATTCAATGTATAGACGCTATGCGAGAGATGCTAGGTGATGGATTTGAATATTACTTGCAGGGAGCAATAATGAAGTACTTGTGGAGATATCGGTATAAAGGTAAACCTGAGCAAGATTTACAGAAAGCCCATTGGTATCTTGAACTATTATTAAAAACTGTTAGGTCTAAATATGTCAACTCAAACGGTAAAGGTTAAAATTAAAATCATTGCTAATGTGGATGTGGAAGAGTTCACACCTGATGCAGAAGAACTGCCATTAGTTATAGAAGAAGCAATAGAAGATTTGATGCACGAATTTTCAGGAATTAATGCAAAAGATGTAAGCGTAAGTTATTAAAGGAGATAAATATGAATAACGCATTACCAACAGACTACCAAAATTTTATAGCCACATCTCGTTACGCACGTTGGATAGATGACCAACAAAGACGAGAGACATGGAGCGAGACTGTAACTAGATATGTAGATTTTTTATCTAGTAAAGCTAGTATAGATTATGATACTACAGAGAAGATATGGGACGCTATATATGGGCTAGAGGTAATGCCAAGTATGAGAGCATTGATGACTGCAGGAGCCGCTTTAGAAAGAGATAATACTGCAGGGTACAACTGTGCATATTTGCCTGTAGACGATATGAAATCTTTTGATGAGGCTATGTATATTCTTTTATGTGGAACTGGAGTTGGCTTCTCTGTAGAACGAGACAATGTAAATAAATTACCGGAAATTCCTGCACGAGTACAAAAAGGTGAAGATATGCTCGTTGTTCACGATAGCAAAGAAGGTTGGGCCAAGGCACTACGCAAACTTATTGCACTTTTGTATGCAGGAGAAATTCCATCCTGGGACTTATCTAAAATTAGACCTGCAGGCGCTAGACTAAAAACATTTGGTGGTAGGGCATCTGGTCCTGCGCCATTAGACAATCTCTTTAATTTTACTGTTAATTTATTTAAAGAGAATGAAGGGAAAAAACTTTCTGGGTATGATTGCCATAGCTTAATGTGTAAGATTGGAGAAGTAGTAGTATCTGGTGGTGTACGTAGGTCAGCTATGATAAGCCTATCAAATCTTTCTGATATACGTATGCGTCACGCTAAGACAGGGCAATGGTGGGAAACTGCCCCTCACATGGCTTTATCTAATAATAGTGTATGCTACACTGACAAACCCGATAGCATGACGTTCTTACGTGAGTGGACTTCTCTTGTAGAATCAAAGTCAGGAGAAAGGGGTATATTTAATAGAATTGCCGCACAGAAACAGGCCATGAAATATGGCCGTAGAGACCCACAACACGATTTTGGATGTAACCCTTGCAGTGAGATAATACTGCGCCCCTATCAGTTCTGTAACCTCACTGAGGTGGTAATACGAGAAGGGGATAGCTACAACTCTATTTGCCAGAAAGTAAAGATAGCTACAATACTTGGTACAGCCCAATCTACTCTTACAGATTTTCCTTATCTACGTAAAGTTTGGAAAAATAATACTGAGGAAGAAAGACTATTAGGTGTATCTCTTACAGGTATCATGGACAGTATGATTATGAGTGGTAGAGAAGAGCATAAAAAACAACTACCCCATATACTTAATGAGCTTAGATTAGTTGCAGTTAACACTAATTTAGAATATGCTAAGAAGTTTAATATTCCGCCTAGCACAGCTATAACTTGCGTCAAGCCAAGTGGGACGGTATCACAGCTATGCGACAGTGCCTCTGGTATCCATGCGAGACACAGCAAATTCTATGTGCGTACAGTACGAGGAGATAACAAAGACCCCCTTACTCAATTTATGATAAATGAGGGGATACCAAGTGAGTCCTGCGTTATGAAGCCTGATACTACTACAGTATTTAGCTTCCCGATGAGGTCTCCTGATACATGTATAACTAGAAATAATATGTCAGCTATTGAACAACTAGAAATGTGGCTTATATATCAAAGACATTGGTGTGAGCATAAGCCATCAGTAACCGTAACTGTTAAAGCTGATGAGTGGCTAGACGTAGGAGCGTTTGTGTATAAGAACTTTGATGAAATGTCTGGGGTATCATTCCTACCACACGAAGACCATGTGTACCAACAAGCCCCATATCAAGACATCAACGAAGAGCAGTATGATGTTATGAAAAGTAAAATGCCTTCCTCTATTGATTGGGCTAAACTTGGAGACTTTGAGAAAGAAGATACAACAAAGTCTTCTCAAACTTTTGCATGTAGTGGGGACTCATGTGAAATAGTTGACATAGGAGCATAATATGATAAAAAAGAATATTAAATTTTTCTATAAAGGACGTAAAGATTTCTACAAGGTAGAGCAAATAGGCGAGAGAACCCACCACGTGATAAACCCCTTCCCCATAGAATCAG